GGCGGAGACAATGTATAGCCCGTTAAAGGATAAGATCAGAGACTACATGAATAGCGCGGCAGATCATCTGGCGTGTGGAGGTGCCACAAACTTTGATGAGTATCAAAGGATGGTTGGCAAGATAGAGGCCTTGGCTCTGATAGAAAGAGACATCTTGGACCTCGAAAAACATTATGAAGAAGATTAGTCCCCAAGGACTTCCGGGGCGGTCAACCCTAGTGTATATTGTAAACGTGGAGACTTACGGGTAGGACCCGCTAGGTAACTGTGAGCCTATAATCACTGCAAGGAAATCAGATGTATTCTGCAAGCAAAGAAGTCGGCCAAGAGGTCGCATCCAAAATACCAGAACCTTCTGGCTACAAGCTCTTAATTAAACCATTGGAAGTTAAGGAAAAAACCGATTCAGGAATCTATATGCCTGATGCTCTAAAGAATGCAGAGCAGACAGCATCTGTAATTGGTTTTGTTGTGAAAGCTGGCCCTGATGCTTATGGAGATCAGGATAAGTTTCCCAACGGTCCTTACTGCAAAGAAGGCGACTTTGTAATCTTCAGATCTTATTCCGGCACACGGTTTAAGATTGAGAAACAAGAGTTTCGCTTGATTAACGATGACACCGTTGAAGCGGTTGTCTCTGATCCGAGAGGTTATACAAGAGCATGAACGAGCCAGAAGAAAAAATGGAAATAGATCTAGACGCCTCAGAAGATCTTGAGTTGGAGATCGTAGACGATACTCCAGAAGAAGATAGGGGAAAAGCGCGGAGAGCAAAGGATGCTGACCCGCAAATACCCGAAGATGATGAGGTAGCAAACTACAGCGAAAACGTACAGAAACGCTTCAAACAAATGAAGTGGGAGTACCATGAGGAGCGCCGCGCAAAGGAAGAGGCGGCTCGTCTTCGGGAAGAAGCTGTAAAATATGCCCAAAGCGTTTACGCTGAAAATCAAAAGCTAAGGCAAACATTATCTCAAGGGGAAAATGTTTTGCAAGACCAAGCCAAGCGCAGGGTTGAGGCAGAGATAGAGCGGGCAAGATTTAATTATAAAACTGCTTACGAGTCAGGTGATCCAGATGAGATCATCAAAGCTCAGGAATTACTAACACAAGCTCAAGCAGAAAAAATGAGGCTTGAGAGCTATGTTCCTGTGCATCAATATGATCCTAGGCAAGAGCAAACAACTCACATACAGCCACAACCACAGCAGCCAAAAGTTAAGAAGCCTGACGCAGCAGCGTTAGAATGGCAGAATGAAAACCAGTGGTTTGGTAATGATGATGAAATGACTGGGTATGCGCTAGGCTTACATGAAAGCTTGGTCAAGAATGGGGTAAACCCAAACAGCCCAGAGTATTATGACCGCATTGACGAATCAGTTCGCAAGCGGTTTCCAGACAAGTTTGACGGACAAGACATTGAGGTGGCACGGTCTCGTCAAACTGGTTCCGTGGTTGCCCCCGCAAAGCGAAGTGCAAAAAAACCACGCAGAGTGCAACTTACCTCAACGCAGGTCGCCCTCGCCAAGCGACTTGGCCTGAGTCCAGAACAATATGCGGCGCAACTCTTGAAGGAGGCATCTTAATGTCTGATAGAACCCCACGCTCAAATGAGTCCCGCGACAAAGCGGAACGTAAAAAATCTTGGCAAAGACCAACAATGTTGCCTGATCCCGAACCACGCGAAGGTGTAAGTTACCGCTGGGTTCGCACATCTACCTTGGGTCAGAACGACAACACCAATGTTTAGTCTAAATTTCGTGAGGGTTGGACGCCAGTCAAGGCAGAAGATCATCCAGAATTACAAGTGTTGCCTGATATCGATTCCCGATTTGAAGGTAATGTTGAGGTTGGAGGATTGCTACTTTGCGAGAACTCAACCGAATATGTAGAAAGCCGTAGAGATGCCCATACTGAGATGAATAAAACTCAGATGGACTCTGTTGATAACAACTATCTACGTCAATCTGATCCAAGGATGCCAGTTCTGAAACCAGAACGAAGCACCAAAATATCGTAGTATGCACCAAGTGGCGCATACTGAAAATGAAATCGAGTAGAATAGAAGGAGAGACAAAATGTCTTCAGTAGCTGCTCCCTTCGGTCTGCGCCCGATTGGTCGTTTGGATAATGGTTCACAGGAAGTTTTCCGCCAGTATCCTATTGCTTCTGCCTACAACACTAATATCGCCATGGGTGATATTGTACAGCTTGTAGACGGCGGCACTGCAACGACCATCGAAAAGCAGTCCGCAACTGGCGATGATACCACAGCCATCGATATGGTTGGTATTTTCATTGGTTGTAAATACACAGACCCAAATACTGGGCAACTCACATTTAGCCAGCTTTGGCCTGCAAACCTTGTTGCGTCAGATGCAATGGCATATGTGGTTGATGACCCTAATGTTCTTTTTGCCATTCAGGCAGATGGCGCACCAACCAACACTGGTGACATCTACGGAAAGAACACCCTGCTAGTTCAGACCGCGCCAAACACCACGCTGAAAATCAGCCGTGTTGCTTTGGATATTTCTGAGCTGGATACAGATCCTCAAAACCCAATTCGTATCATCGATTACCTCGGTGGCGATCAGGGCGATGAGAAGGGTACAGCCTATCCGATTCTGGTGTGTAAGTTTAATTACCATCAGCACACATCAACAACTGGTTCAGCATAAGGAGTGTAACTGATGGCTATTTCACGCGCACAACTTCTGAAGGAACTGTTGCCCGGTCTTAATGCACTGTTCGGTCTTGAGTACCAAAAGTACGAAAACGAGCATGCAGAAATTTACGAAACTGAAACTTCAGAGCGTAGCTTTGAAGAGGAAGTAAAACTTTCAGGTTTTGGCGCTGCGCCAGTTAAGCCTGAAGGTTCAGCGATTTCTTACGACAATGCACAGGAATCCTTCACTGCTCGTTACAACCACGAAACGGTTGCAATGGGCTTCTCAGTGACGGAAGAAGCTATGGAGGATAACCTCTATGATGCTCTTTCTGCCCGCTACACAAAAGCTCTGGCTCGCGCCATGGCATACACCAAGCAGGTTAAAGCTGCGTCTCTGCTGAACACAGGTTTCACAACCTTCACCTCTGGTGATGGCGTTACCCTGTTCAATACAGCGCACCCAACTGTTGCTGGCGGTAACAATGCAAACCGTCCAACTGTAGCAGTTGACCTGAACGAGACCTCATTGGAAGATGCGGTCATCAACATTGCGGCGTTCACTGACGAGCGTGGCCTGTTGATTGCAGCTCGCCCACGCAAGCTGATCGTTCCACCTGCATTGATGTTCGTTGCAACTCGTCTGCTACAGACAGAACTGCGTGTCGGCACAGCCGATAACGATCTCAACGCCCTGCGTTCAAACGGTTCGATTCCAGAGGGCTATCGTGTCAATCACTACCTGACTGACAATGATGCGTTCTTCCTGACAACCGATGTTCCAAACGGCATGAAGCACTTTGTCCGTACACCAATGTCAACATCTATGGATGGTGACTTTGATACAGGCAACGTCCGCTACAAAGCCCGTGAGCGTTACAGCTTCGGCGTTTCAGATCCTCTTGGGGTCTACGGTTCTCCGGGCGCTTAATTGCTTTGAGACAGAACTTTTGACTGGGCGGCTTTCGGGCCGCCCTTTCTTTGTGTATAATGAATATGAACCTTGACAGTAAAGTTCACTTGAACTTTCTGACATTAGCCAAGACAAGGAGTTCCTCATGGCTTTATCTACCTTCTCAGGACCAGTCCGTTCAAATAACGGCTTCCAAATCCCCGTTGTAACAACCGCAAATTTGCCAGCATTTGGTGATGTCGCAGTCGGTACTGTCTACATGGTCAGCGACAATGGCGCTGGCGACAACGAGTATTGCATTGTGATCAACACAGGCGCTGCATGGGTAACTGCCGTTGGTGCTGCTCTTACATAATAGGAGTACACAATGTCCCAATCTGATGTATTTGCAGTAACTAACACGGCAGACGGTACAGTGTATGCTGGCCGCGCCCGTGTGCGTCAAATTCAGGTAAAAACAGACACAACAGGTTCCCCACAGATTGTTTTAAAAGATGGCGGATCCGGCGGCACAACGCTGCTGGATTTGTCATTTGGCACAACCGATACATTTTCGGTAAACATTCCTGATAACGGAATCCTGTTTGAGACTGATGTATATCTGGATCTTACAGCTTGTCTTAGTGTGACAACATTCTTGTCGTAATGGAGTTATCGAATGGCTGAAAAAAGCTCAATATCTCGATTTGGGACATCTGAGCCATTCGAGCTTCAGGCTGCTCGCAGTCAGATATCGTTTCACAAAACATTGTTTAAGTATGGATACAATCCAAACATAATCAATGTTGACGAAACCATATGGGACGGTGGCGGCATATATGCATACCCGGCTGCTGCGGCGATTATGTATGTTTCGTCCAGTAGTGCAAATGATACCTCTGCCGGTACTGGGGCTAGAACGGTTTTAGTTAGCGGCCTTGACGCAAACTATAACGAAGTTGAAGAAACTGTAACACTCAACGGTCAAACTCAGGTTGCTACAACCACAGAGTTTTTGCGTGTGTTCAGATCATATGTTGAAACAGCCGGTTCAGGCGGAACAAATGCTGGTGATATTTACATAGGAACTAGCGGCGCATCATCCGGTGTTCCAACGGGTGCATACTATGCAAAGATAACAGCGAGTGAAGCTCAAACGCTTATGGCTGTTTATACAGTGCCAG